ATGTAACTCTGTAATGAAGTCAAAGGGGTTGGAATTAAATCATTGGGTTAAACATAGTAATGGACTTTTTGGACTTGTAGATAAATTTGGTCGTTGGTGTTGGAGAAACACAATTAATACACATCCGTATTGTTTTCTTTATTTGTATAATTTTCTAATAGAATTAGGTTACGACGATATTGATTTTGAAGATGAATCAAAATGGGAAGAGAATATTAATTTATTTTGGGATTTGATTGAGTTAAAATGGGAATTATTTTTTACCGATAATATTGAAACAAAATATTACCATAAATTAATGTTAAGAACAAATAAATCTTGGTCAGTTGGTCAAATAACTACAATCGCATTTTTATTTGTTTATAGAGAAATATTCGATGGTTATGAATTTAAAAAACTCAATTATTCATTTGATAGAGGTGATTTAGATGATTTTATAGGTATCGATGTCACAATAGTAACAAAAGATGATTTAGTTATTACAGTACAAATTAAAAATGGTAAGTTCGTAGAAAGAAATTCATCTTATTCTGTAATGAGTTCTGTTAACGATTTGAAAAGTCGATCGAATCATTATTGTTTTGTTGATATTCAAGAAAATGAAACAAAAATTGTAGTTTTTAAAAATGAAATTGAAAAAATAGAAAGATATGGTGAAACTTATCTTTTTTCTAAAGAATTATTAATTAATAAAGAAATAAGTAAGAATATGCAAATACCACAAACTTTAAATGACATTTTAATTTTCTGCGCAAAAAACGATATTGTTTTTGATTTAAAAAATAGTAATGGAGAAGAAAATAAAATGGAATGGGTTATCGAACCAGAAAAAATTGTAACAATAACGATTGGTGATTTTAAAGACGAAAATTTAAGTAATTATTTGGCTGGCCAATTTATAGAACTACAAAAGTTGTTTAATTAAATCTCTACTGAAGGATTCGGAATATTCTCCATCACCCATTACTTGGTCAATAACACCTTTCTTCTTCTGTAAAATATTATAAATAATTTTTTCAATGGTGTTTTCGAATATTGGATAATAGACGAGAACGCTATTTTTTTGCCCATATCTGTAAGCCCTATCTTCTCCTTGTGAGTGGTCTGCAGGTACAAACGATAAGTCATTCATAATAACAACTTCGGCCGCAGTTAAAGTAATACCGACACCTGCCGCTTTTATATTACCAATAAACACCTTTATCTTATCGTCTGTTTGAAACCTATCGACATTTTCTTGTCGTTTATCTTTGTGCATACGTCCATCAAGAGTTACCGAGTTCTTTTTATATTTCTCGTGTAACATATCTAATGTCATTGTGAAATTTGTTAATACAATTACTTTCTTACCTTGTTCCAAACATTTATCAATAATTTCACAAGTGTATGGTATCTTTTCGTAAGATATTAATTGACGAATTTTCATCAAACGATTTAATGTAACCGTAATTGTTTCATCATTTTTCTTATCATTACTAATACGAGTAAAGTCTTCTAATTCCTCATCGTACATTTTACTATTAAGTTCAACAAATACAGGGGTAACAATTTTTTCAGGTAAATCGAGAATGTCTGTCTTCATTCTACGAAGAACATATGATTTAGTTCTTTCACGAAGTTCATCTAAATTTGACGCACCACTTGTATTCCACACTTTTCTTTGACCAACTCTAAATTGATATCCTGCACAGTATCTACGAACATAAGATTGCCAATTCAATGTTAAAGGTGAATCTACAATTTTTAATAAATTGAAGTAATTGATTGGTCTCGAAGTCATAGGGGTACCTGTCAATAACCAAACCTTCGGTATCTTTTCAAGTACATCATTTAATAAACGAGTTCTTTGTGCGGTATTATTTGATATATAATGAGCTTCGTCTACGATTGCCAAGTCAAAACCGGCATTAACCAATAATTTATAATCGTCACTATCTTCAGAATTATCGGTTGAGTGGTAATTTTTGATGATATCATAGTTAATAATGTAAAAGTCAAAAGTTGAACCCCATTTACGGCCTTCCACAATAAGTACTTTTCTATCTGAATAATTTTTAATTTCTCTTTGCCAGTTAATTTTCAAAGATGCCGGACAAACTATCAGAATTTTACTGGCATTACTTTCTAACGCACCAATAACGGCTGATGTTGTTTTACCAAGACCCATATCATCCGCCAAAATAAACTTATCATTTGCTAATAGTTTTTCAATGGCAACTTTTTGATGGTCCATCGGTGGTCGAGAATCGTATTTGGAATAATCAATTACTCGATTTAGTTTTTTCTCTTCTTGAATAATTGCCGCTTTAGGAATCCACATTGCGGATAATTGCTCATTTTCTAAAACTTTACCCCATATGTGATATGCTTTATCCGATTCACATAATAATTTTTCACACCAAATTTGTTCAGGTGGTTTCGGTAGTAGTCTATCTTCTTGAATTTTTTCACCGAAAGTTGAAACTATTTTTATGTGTTTTCTAGCAACCTTTGGGGTTGTTTCATGATACTTTTGAACATATTCAGACTGTGGTCTCGTTAATTTAAAGTTTTTAGCGTCTACGAATTTTCTTTTCCAATCTAACAATTGATTATTAGAACCTTCATATACTGATAAAATGTTTCTCGCCTCTATTTCGGGAATCTTAGTTTCCATATTAAAATATAAATAATTAGAATGTAACATTAAACTATTTATTAGGATATGGACAATAAGTTACCAATATCTAGACTATCGAAATTTATCTCACAAGACGATTTTGACCTACATCAAAAAATAGGTCAAGAATATCTTCATGGTGATTTGAACATGAAACTCGTTCTTTATAGAATTGATTCTTCTAAAACAGATATTGACAATGTTTATGCTGAAGTGGGTATTGATGAAACTAAGTTCTTCCCTCCCGTTGAATTTAATGCATTGGTTAAAATAGAAGAACCGAAGAATTCAACATACAATAATGGAATTTTGAGATATCTTGAGCCGGGGAACATGACACTATCGGTATACATAAGACATTTGGAAGAACTTAAAATAGATATAAAATATGGTGACTACATTGGGTATCCTGAATCTGAAACAAGAACGAGATATTACCAAGTAACAAATGACGGTAAAGTCACCTCAGATAATAAACATAATATGTTTGGGTACAAACCATACTATAGAAGTATATTATGTTCACCAATCCAAGATAATCAATTCAGAGGAGTATAATATGGGAATACCTAAAAGAAAAACCAACATATCGGTTTATACAAATAGAGAGTTAACGGAAAGGAGACAAGAGTTATTAGAAAAAATAACAAAATCCGACACATTTTTACCCGATTCAATATTACACGATGATTTGGATAGAGGATTTTTAGATTATGCCAAGAAAACTTTTAAAGTTGTGTCGGAGGGTAATCATATTCCCGTTATTGACAAAATAATGACAATACAGAGATGGGGTGAATTTTCAAATAATTGGGAATTTGTGGATGAAGATAATAACATTAAAGTACCATTTATTTCAATTGTAAGAAGACCCGAAGTACAGCCGGGAACAAATCCATCAGTACAAAGAACAATACCCGACAGACAACAATTTTTTTATAACTCAGTTCCAACATGGAACGGAACACAAATGGGAGCAGATGTATATAAAATACCCCAACCCGTACCTGTTGATATTACGTATGAAGTACATGTTGTATGTAATAAGTTTAGAGATGTTAATAAGTTTAATAAAATAATTTTACAACATTTTTCATCAAGACAGTCATATACCCAAGTTAAAGGTCATTATATTCCATTAGTTTTAGATCGAATTGAGGACAATACCCCAATGGAAAATATTGACAGTCGTAGATTCTATTCACAAAAATACACTTTTACAATGTTAGGATTTTTAATTGATAGTGATGAGTTTGAAGTAAAACCTGCTGTGAGTCGTTTCTTTTTGATGAATGAGTTTGCAAAAGAGGGTGCCGGTAGAAAAAAATATGTTAGTAAAGTTATTGACTTAACAGTTGCATCTTTTACAGGTGATGGTCTATTAACCGCGTTTAGTGTTGGTGAAAGTATCGGTACTTTATTTAGTGTAACAATTAACGGTTTATTACAACAAAGGGATGTTGATTATTTTCACGTATCGTACACATCAAGAATAACCTTCGTATCACCACCATCTGAGGGTAGTAGTGTGGTTATTACATATTATAAAGGTAGAAATAGTGTTATTATTGACAATTATGGTTCATTAATTCAGGTAACTACTGAATATTTTACTTATGATGGTTCATCTTTAATATTCACGACCGATAACTCAATAAACAGTGTTGTAACATTAGATATTAACGGTCTTGTTGAGGAAGAAGGTAGTGGATTCGATATTTCTGGTGTACAATCAATCACTTTATTAGGTGCACCTGTTGTGGGTTCAACAATTGGTGTAACATATTTGTACTAATTATTCTCCGTACAAATCTTTCTTTTTTGGTTTGCATAGGTCTTCTATAAATTTCTCTAAAACTTTATAAATTTTAAGACCGTTTTTCTCACAATGTTGTTTTAACATTTCATGATGCTTTTCACTGATTTTTACGTTTTTATTTTTGACTTCCATATAAAAAGATAATTAAAGATAGAAAAGGATAATTTACTATCTTTTTTAAAAAAAGTACGGAAATCTTTGCTAAAAACAAAGATATTTATAGAATAACTAATAAAAATATTTTAACAAACAACAATCAATGGCAAATTCAAACAGAGTATTCGTTTCTCCTGGTGTATACACATCAGAGAAGGATTTAACATTTGTAGCTCAAAGCGTCGGAGTAACAACATTGGGTATCGTTGGTGAAGCTCTAAAGGGTCCAGCTTTCGAACCAATTCTTGTTAGTAATTTTGACGAATTTAAAACATATTTTGGACCAACGTCTCCTGAGAAGGATGGTTCTAATAATCCAAAATATGAGTTGGCTTACGTGGCAAAATCCTATTTACAGGAGTCGAATCAATTATTTGTAACAAGAATTCTTGGTTTAACGGGTTATAAACCATATAAAACATTCGGTATTAAGACTTTAGGTACATCAGGATATACTGACATGGTAGTGGCATCATTAAGATCTAGAGGTTCATATAACGCAAGCCAACAATTGGTTTACGAAGTTACAGGAAACACAAGTTTTACATTATCAGAAACAGGGGTAACCGAAAATCCATTAGCTGAATTCACAATAAATGTGACAGGTGCTACAGGTGGTGCAAAATCTTTTACGTGTTCATTAAACCCAACATCAACAAAATACATTTCTAAAGTATTAGGAACAAGTCCTTTCGATAAGGATAAAAGTGAATATCCACTATATGTTCACGAAGTTTATCCAAATTTCCTTGATTCAGCATATAGATTAGGAAATGTTACTGGTTTAAGTTTAAGTCCAGTTTATAATCTTGAGGGGAATAGTCACTTAACTGGGTGGGACACTGCGGCTTCTCCAACAGTAGTTTCAGAAGTGCGTGGTGGACAAGTTTCAGATTTATTCCAAGTAATAACAATCTCAGACGGTGACGCTTCAAACGCACAAGTAAAAATTACAATACAAAATATTAATTTAGATACTGCGGAGTTTGATATTATAGTTCGTGATTTTGAGGATACAGATGAAAATCAAGTGGTACTTGAGAAATTCACAAGATGTTCTATGAATCCAGATTTACCTGGATATGTGGCTAGAAAAGTGGGAACTTCTGACGGTGAGTATGAATTACGTTCAAAGTTTATCATGTTAACTATGACAGTTAACCACCCAACCGACGCATTTCCTGCAGGATTTAAAGGATTTACATCTACAACATTGTCGGGTTCAAC